TCCATAGGCTGTAATTGCTAATCCATGTTGAACAGCACTACAAATTGGCTTAGCCATTGAATATGTCCTTCATTTCAGGAAATGTTTCTGCAAAGGTAATACCACGTTGTTTGTCGCACAAGTCAAGAAACTCTTTCATTTCAGGTAAGCGTCTACTCCAATCTTCACTTTCCATAAATTTTAGCATTCCTTCTAGTCTGCTTATACCATAACTTGCATCACGCCATTTTTGATATGGTACTTTACCTTTATGCCAACTAGGGACGCCTAGTTCCCAATTTTCTTCCCACCAAGGGTAAAATTCTTCGTACTTTTTACGACACTCTTCTTTGAACCATTTAGGTAAAATTTTTACATTCAAATGCGGCGGATGATAAACAAAATGGTAATTGATAGCACCTGCACCAAAAGGCCACATATTAATTTTTTTGAATCCTTGTGTTAGTTTCCATTTTATAAAGTCTGGAATATAATATATGTTAAGTGCTTGAACTGCACAAGCAACTGTTACTTCTACATTATTACTTGTTTCATTATCTAGTATATGAAAAACTTCTTCTTGACGTTTCCAATTACTAGGATAACGTATGTAATCATTCATTTCTTTAATACTATCAATTGAATAATGGAAACGCACTAATTTGAATTCCTTCCATAAGTCAAATAAATCTTCACGCCATTCAACTCCGTTAGAATTATAACGTAGTTCTAAATCTTTTGCATAACCCATTTTAATTGCATGTTCAAGTATATCATAATGTTCTTCAATTATAAGACTTTCGCCTCCTGCAAAATAAATTTGTTGCATACTAGGCATCTGTTCATAAAATTGTTTCCAGAAAGTAGGATTTTGTTTATGCCAATTATAACTACTGCCATTATAACTGCCTTTGTCTTTCCATTGCATTGTTTCTTTAAGGGATTCATTTTTTACGTCTGGAAAAATCTTTTTGTAATCTTTTATCCAACCACTTGAATCGTGAGGACTACACATTACACATGCTAATTGACATTTTGTACCGAAACGTAAATCAATATAAGCAAGTTGTGGAGGTACACTACCATCTTCTCCTGTGTTAGCAATTACTTTATCAACATCAACACGCTCAGACCAATATGCTGTTTCCCACATACGTTTTGAATTATGTCCTGCGGCTTCTTCTTTATAACACTTGATACAACTAGGTGGCATTTCACCATTAAGCATTTGTTTTCGTACATTCTTCATATATGTACTATTCCATGCTGTTTCAAAATCACTAACATTCAAATTGTTAGGTTTACCATCTTCTGTTTTAAGGATACCTACTTGACCGCCATGTTCTTTATCATTAGTAGGCCCTACTGAACTTGCGTTTGCAGTACAACATACTCGCATACTACCATCTGGTCTTGTGCTTAAATGCACCCAGGGAAGAAGGCAGAAGGTATCGGATGGATATTTAATGTTTGTCATATTATTACTTATTAATGAATTTTACCAATTTCCTTGACATCTGGCTATTATATGTTACAATTAACTGTAGTTTTAATTATTTATATGGATAAAATTATGATGAAAATTGTGCATTTAGTACTATCAACAGTTCTACTTACTGGGTGTATGACCGCTCATAGCGGTGCATTAGATACCAAAAATCCAATTAATTTTCCAAATGATTTGTTTGCACATCAAATTAAAGGTAATAAATGTGTTGTAGCAAAAACAGAAGGTCTACCTCCAAAAGACCTTGCTAAAATGAATGCTAATAAATTATTTGAAAATGATACAAGTTTAACTGTCAATCATGATGATTTATCAAATAGATGGTCAGAACTATTAAGACAAACTTATAAAGCCGAAGCAACAAATGATACACGTCTAGCAAAAGATATTGTTGCTACCCTTGTCTACATTGCAAAATCAGAAGCACTTTTATCTACTAGACAAGTAGGTCACAGTACTTGTTGGAAAAATGGTGATAAAAATGCAATATGTCAACACCATACTCCGCAACACACTAGTTTTACTTTTAATGCAATGATGTTTAGTGCTATAATTTTGAAAGAACATATAAATGAAAGTGACAAAAAAATACTTTCAAAATATTTTACAAAAGCATACAAGAGATTTGTTAAACCTTTAGCATTAGGATCTTTAAAAGATGATGGTTTTTATGAATGGGGTGATGGAGGAATAGGAGTTCTTGCATATGCACACTGGACTAATGATAAAAATTTAGCATACAAAGAGATAAAAAGACGTAGAAATAGTATGATTAAAAAAATTACTAAAGACGGCTATATCCATAATAATAGTTTTAGAGGAAACAGAGGTTATTGGTATCATACATTGGGTGCGAATAGTATGTTTGGTTATGCCATGCTTGCAAGATCATTTGGTGTAGATTTATTTCAGGATGAATATTTAGGTCCTAAACTTAAATTAGTTGCCCTTAGAACAATGGAAGGTGATCAAGACTATTCAAGTTTTGAAAAACTAGGCACAAGAGGTAATAACGTAAGTCGTGATCCAAAAGATGCTAAACCGCATATGCATCAATTAGCAGTTTCTTTACCTACTATTATGTTAAAAGAATTTGGCATGTGGGCTAACAATAGTTACACATACAATCGATTAGTAAAATACGAAAGTATTGATAAATTTATTGGATTTAATGCAGATTGTTATTATAGCAGTAAATAATTACTTAAACTGCTCTGCATAAGGATCAAACTCGCTTCCACACTTTTGAGCACAAACTCCAAGTTTACCATCTGCAATACTAGACTTGTTCCAACTTGATGTAATACTATGTATTAGTCTACCATTAACTACTGTTTTAAGATCATTGTCAATTAGACTGATGCCTTTTTTTCCGCCAGCACTATCTATATGATCCCATATTTGTTCTACTTTAGGATCTTCATGCCACCATTTATACATACGTCCAGCGGTCCAACAACAAGGCATTAACAAACCTTCGGCTGTAACAAAAATACTTCCTTGTTTAGCAACCTTGCAAGTTATATTGCATTTGTCTAAATATTCTTTCATACTTCCGTATGATTTTTCTATTTCCTTTTGTTTAAGTAATGCTAAATTCTTATTCTTTTCTTCTTTAGGCGGAGCCAATTTTTGTGTTTCTGCACCTTTTCGATTTACTGCTTGGTGTTCATACTTTGGTTGAATATCACTTGTAATAAATCTACCTGATTTTTTCTTGATAAATTTTTCACAACCCCATTGATTTGCAAGTGCTTCTGCTTCTTCTACTTGATGTTCATTGTGTTGAAATATTAAAAAGTCCCAACGGGCTCTACCTCCAGCATCAATAAATGCTTGCATGTTACGTTCGACATTATCCCATACAACGTTTTGCCTATACAAATGATTAGTATCACGCAGGCCGTCTACACTAAAAATTACAGCACCTCTGCGTCCTATCACTTCTGCAAGTTTTGCCCACCAGTAAATATCTTTTGCACCTGCATTTGTATTCATGCTTAACCACATGTTAGGATTGTGTTCTCTAAAGTATTGAAATATTTCTAAAGTATCCTTAGCAACGATAGGATCTCCTAAGTTACCGCACATATACATAACATTTAATTGCTTGATAAAATCAGGTTTGAATATTTGTTTTGCATCATCTAAACTTAATTCTGCATTTGTTATATGCGGATTATCTGCTCCTCCATTCATATTTCTATCACACATAGGACAAGCGGCTTGGCACCTTTGTGTTACCTCTAAATGAACTTCTCTAATATCTTCGTATCTATACATTTCTTAAATCTACTAATCTTTCGTCAATACAAAGAGACATTTCAGCAAGCCTTCCTAACCATCTTGCAGGTATAAGTCTATCTGTAATTTCAAATGCATCAACGTCTATAAGTTTTATATCATAATTTTCTGTGTAAACTACATTAGATAAATTTAAATCTCTATGCATAAAATATTTGCCATTAGGTAAATTCTTTTTAGAAAATTCTACACAATCTGTAAAAATTTTAATATAAGTTATAAGTGTTTCTTCTAATTTTTCTAAAGGTACATTGTAGTTAATCCTAGAATGTAAAGACTCTTCTAAGTTGCATAGAATATTTATTTTTTCCATTGAATAAGAATAATTATCATTCCATTTATATAATTTTACGCAATAATTTTTATCAGCAGAGAATATTCGGTATAAATTAAATTCTTCTTTTGTAAACGGAGCACGATGGTCAAGAGTTTTTATAACCTCGTTACCTTTTATTTCAATCATTCAAAACCAACTTTATGTCTTTGCCAGGTCCTACTTTGCTAGGTAAATCACCATATTGATCTACATACCATTTTATTACAGACGCATACCAATTTTGACTATTGTGGTGTGCTTGTTTGTTAAACTGATAAATGTTATTGTTAGTTGCCTCCATTGTACTCAAGGCTCTAGCACTTTCAGTTTGTAACTGTCTTAGTGTAAGTTTACTTGTATCCAATTCGCATATACCTCTTATACTGACCTAGATCTAATTCTCCTTCAAATAATAATTTATTCATAGGAGACATATCAGCAAATTCATCTAAATTATTAACACAATTTATGTGTTCTTTAATCTTAAAAAAATTATTTGTTTGTAATATGATTAACTTGCCTTTTGGTATTTTATTGTACCAATCTTTAAAATTATTAATATGCTCACAACTTGTATTGACAATAGTATTAGGAACTTCTCTATTGATCAATGTAACTTCACCGCCTGGTTTAATTGTATCATATGTGTGTTCAGTATAATCTATATCCATTATATCTTGTGTACTTGCTTTAAATTTCCATGCATTACTAACTAATTCTGTGTTGAATATTTCTGCAATTTCCCAAACTTTAGGATCTATATCAAAACTTCTAATCTTTTCAAAATTAAGTTTTGCTTCTTGCATTAAAGGCACAATACTTGCATACCAACCTGCACATAAAAACATAGTTCCTAGTTTTAAATCTAATTTTTTTAATTCGTCAACTAACCATTTTTTACTTTTTAATTGACCTCTGCTCATTACATCTTTATCATACTTTATTTTGTGCTTATCTAAGATCTCTAATGGTTTAACATATAAACTACCTGTATGTTTTTCCAACACACGCCATAAAGCATGCCTGTTATTATCCATAGTAAGAACAACTTCGTTAGTAACACTAGGCTCTAATCTTTTTATACTCCAAATATTTTTAAATAGTCCTGCTTTCTTAATATCTTCTACTAAAGTATCTTTATCTTCTATTAATCTAAACAGACTCATTTCATTAGATTCAACTAATGCTTTTCTTAAATCTTCTGTAGTATCACTATTATCTATAAGCCTAAATAAACTATGAACATTTTTTTCTGTAACTGCTTTACGTAAATCTTCATATTCATCACCTAATACTCTAAATAACGCATGGAAATTTTTTTCTAATGTTGCTTTACGTAGATCTTCATATTCATTACCTAACACCCTAAACAATCCGTGTAAATTTTTATCTAACATTGCTGAACGCATGTTATCATGATTTGGTCCTAGTACTCTAAACAAACTGTAGATATTTTTATCAAATATTGCTTTGCGTAAATCTTCATAGTCAGGACCTAACATATCAAATAGATATGCTATATTTTCTTGTACTACCACTTGTCTTAGATCTTCATGTTTGTCTCCAAGCAATCTAAATAGGCTATGTAAATTTTCTTCAACTACTGTTTTACGTAAATCTTCATGTTCATCACCAACTAGTCTAAATAAACTATGGACATTATCTTCAGTTACAACTTTACGTAGTTCTTCATGATCTTCACCAAGTAATCTAAACAAACTATGTACATTTTTTTCAATATACATTTTTCTTATATCTTCAATATCTTCAATACCTTTATGTTCTAGATATCTAAATAAACTATGATAGTTTCTTTCTTCTACAAATTTACGTAAATCTTCATTACCAATTATACGTAATATATCTAACATGTGACCGTCATTATAAAATCGTCTAAGATTAGTAACTTTGTCTCCATAAAGTATTTCAAATCTATCTAGTAAATCTACAATAAAATTATCACGTGGAGGAAGTGGTTCATCGTCTTTGAAAGGCACTGTTTGTTTCCACTGGGTATCTGCTTGTATTTCTACTGGTTCTATATCAACTGGTTTAGACACAGGCGTATCAACTTTATCGCCATACATATGTTGCCATTCTTCTGTTGTATCTGTAGTTTCAGTAAACTGTTCATACAACCAATTAAAGTCATTTATCAGCCTAAGATCAGACCCCCCAGAAAGGCCAAACTCCATACCAGCGGTAGCGCCTGCCAAAGCATATTCCCCAAATGGTCTATCGTGTCCCACGGTTGTCCAAGTTTTGAGTCTTTCATTTGTTTCGTCCTCCTTTTGTCTGTCAATTACTTTACTTGCTAATTTAGCACATTCTCTAAATGCACTACGCCAAGTGCTAAATTCACTTGTATTGAATCCTGTGATGCAAGATATTTTTTCCATCTTTTTAAATCTGTCACTGATACTTGTAGTCATATCCGGACGACTTGTATCCATATCACGTGTCATCTGTGTAGGAAATAATTTTACTCCGCCATACCCATACACTAAATCATTTATAGGATTTTTACTACGCCATACATGCACTGCTCTATTATCTTCAGCGACATAATCAAAGTTAAAATTGTCATCTATTATAGCATCTCCATCTACGATCCAAAACATTTCAGTTGAACATAAATTTGCCGCCGCAATATGTGCTTGATGTATTCCTTTTACTCCATGTATACGTTGGGCTCTAGGAAAACGTGTTTTTAATTTATTAAAATTTTCATCTGCATTTGCTTCGTCATAAGATATCATTACTATATCATATTCTGTTTTTTTAGTAGCAATAAAGTTAGAAGAAAAGGTGTTAAATTGCGTTGTATTTGTACGTATATAAGGATGTTCTGGTCTTGGTGGGTTGCGATATGTTTTCTTGAAGAAGGCGCTTTGCTGAGCGTCTAAGGGCGTTACAGCAATAGGTAATTCTATTTCTGCAAGTATACGTTCGCCATAATCTATACATGCGTCTAATAAATCATCTTCTGTTTGTATTTTTTCTTTCCATAAGTTATTGAGATATTCAAAATCACGTACATTAACATAATCCCAATCTGTACACATTGTTTTGTGTAAGCCTTCTCTGGCCCCATATATTGCCCATAATCCGTTAGGTACATCTGCTCCTGCCATACACCAAACATATAGTCTTTCTAAATTCTTCCAATGATTTCCTATAAGTTCTTTTTTTGCAGGTTTTATACCTTCAACTAAACACATTTTAACACCTTCACGAA